AGTGAAAATGATACTGAAGTAAGTGTTACTGGACACGTAGAATTTCCAAGATCTCAAGGATTATTGAAAATTAATGATGAAGTTATCATCTATAAGACGAGATCTTTTAAAACTATTGGTGGTGGAGCTAAGATTACTACCTTTAGTGGTTGTACTAGAGGATTTACTTATAATACCCTGACATATGAGGATGGGTTTACTCCAAATAGAGAAACTACTGCTGCAGCACACTCTACACCCGCTACAGTAGTTAATCAGTCATATGCATACATCTTATACTTCCTTGAAGAATTAAGATCAAACTATTTGGTTGATTTTCCAGCAAATATCTTAAATGATAATCTGGGTAATATCAATATTAACCAAATTGTAAAAAATGCGAAAGATTTCTATCTTTCCAAAGGAACTCCTAGTGGAATTGAGTTCTATTTTAATTTTCTATTCCAAAAGAAACCAGAATTACGTAATTACAAAGAAAATCTCTACGCACCATCAGAAGCAACTTTCCAAAACAAAAATATCGTAAGATTAGAGAGTTTGGACTCTTACGATGTTCCTAGTTTGGTTGGAAAGAGTGTTACTCAAAAAGGTTTGACTTTTCCAGTACAAACTGCAGAAAATGTCTTTTCTTTTGCTAGTCAGATCTATGAATTTGAAATTTCTAATGGGGATCAGATTGTTCCAACAGAGTTTACAGTAATTACTGCAATTCCAGAAACTGTTAGTGGTGAGAGAAGATTATACGTTGATTCTACACTTGGATTTCCAGAAAGTGGTGTTTTAAGAATTAATCAAGAGTTAGTTACATATACAGGTAAAAGATCTAATTATTTTGAGTGTACTGATGAATTAGATTTTGTATTAACTAATTTCCAAGCAACTAATAATATTAACTTACTTTTAGGTGATCTTGTATATGATAATTCTACATTAGCAACTGCATCTGATGATCAAGGAGCATCATTTGTAGTTTATGTTGGCATTTCTGATGTTACTATTCAAAATAACAATATTGGTTATCAAGTAGGTGATTTAGGATTTGTAAGCAATGTTATCGTTGAGGATAACTTAATTGTAAATGGTTGGCAGTTTAATGACACTTTACCATTAGATTTAAATGAATCTTTGGTTGCAGGTGTTACTAAAGTGTATTCAGATAGTGAATCTATCTACATGCCATTTTCAACAGTTCCTTTCTATGATATTTCTTACAATTCAGCAACTAGCATCATTAAAGAGAATGATATCTTTATAAGAATCCCTAAAACATTTGAACAAAGTAATGAAGAAGAAAA